TGTTTATCGAGATAAACAATAATGCTTAAAATTAGCTTCTGTGCAGAAGCTTTTCATGGTCTTAGAGTGATAACTAAGGCTGGGGTCCTGTCCTTCGCGATATATGATTCATCGCGGGACGGGAAAGGAACAACCCCCTACGCAGCAATGGATGCTGCAGGCACAAAGTTACACGTGCCGATTCACCAATTTACTGATCTCCCAAAAAGAGTCAGTAAGGTCGCAGAAAAGTTGTATAAACTCTTCTTATCATGTGACCCTACTATCCCTAAGAAGGAAGTAGAATGGATCCTCAACACCTCTCGAGTAATTTTTGAGTATTATCTTAAGTCGATTCACTGTTGTGGCATGAAAATGCGCACTCGGTGGAGAGATTTGGATTTCTCTTTTGGACTCGATAAAATAACAGACTTGAACTCCTTCAAGTCGGCTGTTAAGTCTAGCTTAGTCTGGCCGTCTGCCGCTATTACGAAAAATAGTGCAGCGCCGGTGATTCCATTTAAAGGCCCTAGTCGTGAATACTTCAAAAGATTATTCAAGACAAAGGTCTCGATGAAAAAACTGGCATTGGTTCAAACTTTGCTGATAGGAGTGAAGAAGGTGGCGCCTGCTATGCCAACTAGTCAAGTTCGTACGAACGAAGACAGTTGTATAGCAAGATATAGGTTGCCACCCCGACAAACCGACGATGAGATTAATTGTGCGCTGAGACAAGCACAATACATTCTCAAAGGTTTCGACTTTACTCTTCCTGAGCGGATACAGAACTTCTCCTTGAGAGCTAACCTCGACGCAAGTCGTGCAGATTATGGCTCTTATGGGGAAGCAATGCGAAGGTTTGGGTTAGCAGAATCGTCCAAAGTGGGCAACGGCTGTGTGAGACATGAAACTGGTCTCGCTGCTCCTACAGTAGAAGAACTACTGTCAGAAGTGGCGGAACTAGAGTTAAATCTTGCATGGCCGTTCTCGGACGAGCCCCCCTGTGTTTTTAAATTCACAGACAAAAGATCATTACGTCGTGAAGTGGTAGGATTGCCGGAACCTTTGAAGGTCCGCGCTATCTCACTTAACGAGTGGTGGGAATCTCCTCTTTGGGGTCCTCTTCAACTTTCGTTGATGAGGCATCTCAAAAAGAAGCCTTATGTCTGTTCAGGCAAGGAACTACCTCCTGAATTTTTTAACACTTTTGCTAGTGCCTAACAGAAGCAGAAATCATCTGTGGTGTACCATTCATCATCGTTTCCGACGATGGTGACGCTGCCACAGACAGTATCTGCCTCAAGTTAAGCAATTTGTCCATACGAGCCATTGTACCAGATGAACTGAAAGAGATTTATGATAAATGCTCTGGGTTCACTGGCGAATGTATCGTTCGCGTCAGAGATGTAAAACATCCTGATGCGCCTTGGTTCCAACAGGCGAACTCTCAACTAATGGGTGACCGCTTAAGCTTCGTTAAGCTTACGGTTATTCACAGTGCATGGAAACTCGAATTCTTTAGAAGAATACAGAGAATCTATGGACTGAGTTGGGAGCTCATACATCGTTTATTCCTGGTTAACGGGGATGACGGTGTAGTGGCGTTACCAGAGATCCTAGTCAACGATTATTTATCGTGGATGGGAAGACTCTGGAACATCAATCCTGTTAAAACTCAAATTTCTAGAAATATTTTCACAATTAATTCTAGAATGTTTCGAGTGGGATCAAGGACCGTCGATGAAGTACCATTTTTTAGATGGAACCTCGTCGAGCGGGTGGATAAGAGTGGCGGGTTGGTAATTAATCCGCAGGTTTGGAATGAATTTTCCGAAACTGCGGCTCCCTTAATGCCTCACGATCTATTATGGAACATGTTCCATAGAAAGTGGTCAGGAACTTTACAGTTACTGACGAAGGGCAAGGGGAATAATTACTTCCTACCAGCACTAGTGGGTGGTCTGGGTATGGTGCCTCTCCCGGGCATGAACTATAGGTACACATCGAGGCAGCGCTTAGCTGTTGAGATCGTGTCACGTTCGATCAATAAAGAAGGCCCACCGCCTGTCTTTATGACGAAAATCGTTCCAATCATTCAGAATCTTGATGGTTGGGGCGAAACTACAGTTCTTGTGAAAACAGGTGTAATTAGAGGTAGGAATAAAATAGAAGACGCTTCGATAGGCACCCTTAAAGGTGTCTGTAAAGCGACTAAACTTTATACTTACAAATTGCCGGATGGCAACTCTAACTACCCTGTGGAGGACTCAGATAACCTGAGTTACGGTATCATAACTACTAGGTCGTATCACCTGGAGAATACAGCTCCTCTGTGGCTGCTGTACTTCGAAGGGCGCTTTTCTAACCTACACTATTAATTTAGCTGTAGCGTAAGATTAGAATTTATCGAGTTAAAATTTCAAAAGAATGAGTTTGCAAAAAAGCAAAAGTCATAAAATCAAAAAGACGATCTCTGATTCCTTCCAAAGGGATTTCGAAGAGATCAAGAAGGGGAGTCGTAACGAAATGACAACAGTGTCTCAGAATTATCTGAAGGCCATTGTTGACACACGTTCGGCTCCCAAGGTCGGAGTTCCCACCAACATTGGTGGGTTCCCCGGGAGGACGGGTATCGTTAGGTACACGGAACAAGTGGAGGTATACACAGGCACTGCAGGCTTCGGCTATGTGTCTGTGAACCTTACTGGAAACCAACTGTCGCCGTACGGCGGGCCGTTTAATGATACTCCTGTTATCGAGTATACATCAGCGGTTTTCACTGGAAACAGCATCGCAGCCATGGGCTCGCCAGTTCCGGCGGGCATGGGTCAGAATTCTTGGCAGAAGTCAGAATTCAAGCGAGCTGGTCTAGTGGAATCGGATCTCCAGTACCGGGTGGTAGGATGTACAATCAAAGTCTTTCCTGAGGCGTCAGCCTTAAGTCAGAATGGTCGTATTATCCTTTTGGAACCACCCAGTCACGCACCCCTCAATTCTTCGTTCATAGCCACTGGTCCTGCTATTGAGAACGCGCCAACCGCGCGGGTAATCAGAGCAGTCCAGACTGGTGAACTAAGAGAACAGGTGGTCCTGAACTGGCACCCAAAGGGATACACTGGAGACAAGTTTGGTACTGGAGATTTCGATTTCCAGACAGCAAACCCAACTCCGGTGAGTCCCTTCGGAATCTTGCCGGCCACTGATCTTGTGGTAGCTTTCCAGTGTAGCACTGGAACTCCATCACAATTTCATGTGGAAGTAACTGCCATGTACGAGTTACGGGGGTTGAGAGTCACAAATGTGAAGCCACGCTTAGTGGACTCACGTGGAATGGATCTCATCCAAAACGTATTTAGCTCAAAGATAATTTCGGGTTACATCGGTAAACCGGAACACATCTATGAGTCTTACTTGTATAAGATTTGGGAGGGTGCCCGCAAGGTCGGGGGTTTTCTTTCTAAGCACGAGAAAGAGATCACTGAAGGCGTGGGCCGTGGACTTAAAGCACTCGGTGGCTTTATGTAACAAAGACAGGGATGTCTATAAATATCGATACGGAGTTTGTAACTCCTTGTGATAAATAAAATTACACGTCGCGGCGACGTTAAACAGTCCAACTGTTTGTGATCCCCAAGCGGGGTGGCACTCTAAACACGAGTGTTAACAAATGTAGTTTGTGCCAGGCGGAAATGCATTTTTCTAAAGGGTGTATACGTTAGCGGAGCTCGCCGTGTATTAGTACACGGAGGGCCTTGATTGGTAATCGAAAGGTTACCCCCTAAGCAATTACGGGAACGTTAAACATAACATATACTCCTCCTGACCTCGTAAAGAGGATTGCTGTATACAGCACGTCATAGTAGACGCAGTAGGGTAAATTAGTTTAAAGTGTGGGTCTGTCTGGTGCCAACAGGAACGATGAAAATCATCTAACACATCATTTGGTTGTGATTGAGTTCAATCACCACATCCAACGGTTGTGATGGTACCGCCTTACGAAAGTAAGATGTGAGGTATCATGACTGATACCATCGACCACCGGAGCGCACTGAAATGCGTCACCGGAGCCGATGGTTCGGTTCTAGATCC